TTACATCTCTAAGAACCAACTCATTATCGTTAAATACGTCACCAATCAAAAAACCAGTGGCAAAAACTGTACCATCAGCACCAGTTTGATTGATTTCATCTCCTTCAAACAAATAAGCATTTTCTTGAATTCTAATTTGAGAAGCTTTAGTTTGGGTTGATTCAACAGAAGTTACATCTTGTCCAGTAACTTGCTTTACAACAACAACGCCGTCTTTACCGTCAGTTGCTTTGTTGTCAATATAGACATTATTACCTGGAGAGAAATTGTCAGTAGAACTCTCTACATATCCAGATGAAATATTGCCAGACTTAACATCTAGTAAAGATCCAGAGAACCCAGATCCATTTCTTTCAGATAAAGTTGTTCTGTATGCTCTAAGACCTACTGGAATATCATCTTGTGAAATATTTGAATTGTAATTGGAATCTACGGGTAAAGAATAGAAATTAGTACCAAGAATATATGGAAACTGAGGAACTTCGACAGCATCAACCGTAATAAAGTAAGCATATGTACCATCAGGATACTCTGGAGTTACACAAAACCTACCATTGTTCTGATCTAGTTCAGTTTTACCAGATTCTACACTAGGAATCCAACGATAGTCATCAATGAATGATCCAAGTGGATACTTACCAGTATCAGGACCATTAGGTCTAGATCCATTAAGACCATATCCCGAAACGAGTTTTGTAATGACACTTCCTGCATTATATGGATCCGTATAACCTAAAGGTCCATAAATTGGATTGCCATCATAGGCATATCCAATAATAGGTGAGTGAAGATCTTCATTTTGTACATTGATATTATAATCATTGGCAGTAAGATATGCTTTTTTCCTAGCATCAACTGGGTTAGCAATGTAAGCATAACCATAGTCTCTCAGTGGATTATAGCTAGCAAGAACTGTGCCGTTACTACTATCAAGATTGTTTTTGATCTGATTATACCTGTTGAATACCCATCGCTTAATTTTGGCGTTAGCAGTAGCATTTTTACCAATAGCTTCTACAGAAACGACAGTATATCCTCTGGTGTAGAATCTACCAACAGAAATTTTCTTAACTTCGCTAATACTGCCATCAGAATCAAGAACAGTCTCGAACTCAGCAAAGTTTCCTTTACCAAGGGTATCCACAATACGAATAGTGGGAGGAGAAGAGTAATATCTACCAGCATTAATGATATTCATGCTAGTGATAGCGCCAGCAGTAATGACAGGTTCTAAGACAGCATTTTCGCCAGAAGTAATCCTGATAGCAGGATCTTCATCAAAATTTTCTGTAGTAAGAATCTCGATATCTCCTACAACACCACCATTGAGTGTACACCTTGCCTTGTTGGGAATTTCATTAACAAGAACAAATGGGGCATTAACATACGAAAAACCTCTAGAAGTTATTTCGGTTGATTCGATAGCACCTTTCTTAACAAACTCATCTGATTTGTAACTAATAGCAGGTACACCATTAATAAAAACACCAACATCTCTATTAGAGGTTTCGTAAACCTCTGTAGTAGTGATAGGGTTCTTACGAATTAGTTTTAAATGTTTTTGATCTAGTAAATTTACTCCATAAGCAGTATTTACTAGAATATTGGCAGAAGGATATGAAGATGAGCAAATATAAAAATACTGATCATCTTCAAACACTGCTCCTACATCAGCAACGAAAGGTTTCTGTACTCCTTTGATTTGATTGAAGTTATTAGCGGGATCTTCATTGATTTTCCACCTAACCCTGTTATTAATGTCATCATAAACAATAGGATTGTTAGTTTCAAATCCAGCATCGCCAACTTGCACCAAATCACCACTAGATGCGTATGGAGCTGTGTATGAAGGCAGAATATTATAAAGAATACCTAGTGTTGTAAATTTTACACCATTACTATTGATCGTAGAATAACGATATACAGATTTACCAATATTATGGTTTCTAATAGGACCAATACGTTGATCAATGATAAACTGATTAACAGTTTTATCTTTATATGTGATAACTTCATCACCAACTAGAAGTTTACCCGTCTGGGGGAACCCCATGGTAGACTTTACTGTAATAGTATCGTCTGTACCAGAAGCAGCAGGTAGAAGCACAGTCGTGCTGGTCCTTCCTGACACTTGGAACTGACCATTTACTGTAGATGGTTCTAGAATGACCTCATACAGGTCCTCTTGTCCATCACTACCAATAGAAATGATGTTATCAACAACTGCCTGAGCAAACTCGATTCCTCTGTCGTAACCATCGATCTCTTGGGTTACACGCTGACCAATTAGACTGAAAATGTCTCCACTAGTAACTTTTACTTTAAGAGAGTAGTTTTTAGTCCAATCAGAAACCGATGACTTTAGTGTAAAGTCTTTTGGATTGATGACTTCAGGTACATCCTGAGGATCATCAGTAATAATAGCATTAAACAGAAACTTGATTGACTTATCAGTACCCTTCGCCTTATAGAACGAAGTAATGTTCTTAATCAGTGATCGCTTATCAACGTCCTCTTTAAGATATGCTTCTGGGAACTCTGCCAGATAGGTCTTTTCAAACTCTTTTACTAGAGCATACAAAAATAGATTACTGATATTTCGTACAACATCTCCCTGATAATGAGGGGCAGATGAAGTTGTAACAAATGTTGATTTGGTGTATAAATCTCCTAAAGTAGTATTACCACTCACACCTCTAGAGACTTCTGAGAATATATTACCGTTTCTAGTCTGGTAAAATAGAATCTCATCACCAATTTGGACATAACCATCCCTATCAGGGAAAGAATCTCCATTTGCCAATTCAAATGATGTAATATCAGCAGTAATCGAAGATACTAGTGTAGATTGCTGCTGAAGAAGATTTTTTTCATAAAAATTGATATCTCTATAATCACTAAAGTTAGAAATGATATCAAGTGGCTGTCCAGCAGATTCCTGCTGCTCGTAGTATTTTTCTACGAACTTAGAGAAATTTTCGTACTCGTACTGGATAAACCCTGGGAGTTGTGACTCAATCAGGGACGATAATCTTCTCTTCTTGGCAGCCATCTAATCTTACTCTGGGTATACCGTGAATTTACTCTGGGTTACATCAACGTCAAGGTAAAGTTGCCTAAAAGCATTGATGTCATTGGACTTTGGTTTAACTCGAATTTGGATTCGGTTGTCACTAAAACTACCTTGAATGATAGTTACATCATATAATTTGACTTCACCTTTAACGTAATCAACGGTCCCAATAGAATCGTTTAATGTAATTTTTTCACTGGTCAAACTGTCTAATCTATATAGGGCGATTACACCATCCCTATCTTCAAAATACACTGTGTATGAAGGGAATTCAGTGACTTTAAATCCTGATGACACTAGCGATGGTCCACCACAATCTTGATAGAATTCGTTCTGAAAACAGACCTCATAAAATGTTGTGGAATTGATCTGGGGGAAGAAATCCCTCCGCAACGTAATCTCAGTTTTGTTTGAGGCAATAGCACGATCAGAATTGTCAATTGTTGATACAAACTTACTATATCTAAATTTACCGTTAAACTTCTCAACATCTGACTGTGATAGGTAATTATTAATGCTAGAAATAACTTTGTTCTTAATATCCTCTGGTTTTTGAGTGGTTATAGCAGTGCTATAGTAAATTGAAGTATTTGCTTCAATGTACAAAATAGCTGGGTCAATAATCTCTGGAATGACAGAAGCAACCATGTACCTCTTCATCTGATCCACAATTTGCTTCTTAGTTGTAGATGATAGGAAACTTGCCTGCTCTGGTTTAACAACAATCTTTACTTTACCGTACTCTGGGGGATGATCCTCTTCGCCACCAAAGATAATGATGTCGGAAATTGCTGGATAGATCTTTCTAACAATACTAGAGTAGTCTGCAGCAGTGACAGCACGGTCCTGAGTGCTAAAGAACTTAGGAGCGTTGTATTTGATCTTACTGAGTGATTCGATCTCAGCACCACCGTTCGCTGCTACTGTAGATGTTGAATCGACGTCAATATTATAAACAAATCCAATGTTACTAAATTTATCGGTAACAACACCATTAAAAGTAAAACTTTTCGCTCCGTTAGTTTCTGGTCCATTAGTTGTAAGATACGAAACTTCAATTTTATTACCATTTTCAAGTTTTTTACCTAATACACCATCACCGAAGAAGAGTTCGTAGCGTTCATCTTCGATTTCGTCTAGGAAAAAGGAAGTTGACCTGTAGTCAACGTTTAGAATGTTCTCCGCGTAGTCGTAGACCTCGTAGAAGGTCGATTGCTGACTTTCATACACTTTGACCCTCACCGAGTTAGTATCGACGCCTGGGTTCTGTATAATGAACCTTTGAGAAGGTAGGGCAGTATTAACTACAAATGTACTAGTGATGAGAGTTCCTTCGTAGACGGGAACATCATCAAAATAAGCAACACTGTTTTCCACAGGTGCTGTCTGATCTTCAATTGTTACATAAGAATACAATGTATCATTGAATACAGTTGTGAATCCTGTACCTTTCTGTAATACAGCAACTTCTGGAGAAGTTCCAGGATATGACGCTGTAAAGGTCACCTCTGCCATTGGAGCAACCTTTGACTTAGGTCTATACCCCAATTGCTTGGCAAGAGAGATAACATTGTCCCTGAGCGTTGCTGAGTCCAGAAACATTTCATTCACCACCAAGTTGGTGTTGAATGCTGTGTAGTAAGTATTATAAGCAAGAATGTCCAATAAGACACTCATCGATGATCCTTCAAAATCATACGACGTGAAATCAGTCTGTGCTCTTAAATATTCCTTAAGAGCAGTCTTGATCTGCTGAAAGTCTAAGTTTGCTACTTGTACGTATGATGCCATGGTTATCTACTGCTCTCTAAGAAGAATTCGATGTTGTTTTGTAGATCCGATCTTCCTCGGATCGTATACTCTAATTCAATATCATAACCATTGTCTTCAAAGTTAGTATCGACGTTCAAAGTTCTAATTTCGATTCGCCCCTCATAACTACTGATGACACTGTAAATCTCGTCACGAATAACCGCTGCTGTACCAAAATCTAAAGGTTCAAACAATAAATCGCTCAAACCTGTACCCAAATCAGAATTAAACAGTCTTTCGCCCCTTCTTGTTAATAGAAGACTCTTAATTGACTGTTTGATATCCGCACCGTCTTTTACAACTTGTAGATCCTCAGTTACAGGGTGAGGTTTAAAGTTGAGATTGAAATCCTTAAATGTTTGGAATTCAGGCATGAAGGCAGGTTTATTGATTATTTATCTTACTTACCTACAAATCCCGTTTTTATCAGAGTCACTTCGCTCAGAGCACGTTCCTCTACATGTACAGACGCCAAAAAAGCGTAAGGATATATGGCATGATCGCCCAGTTCCTCACGCTTCTTAGAGACATGCTTAATCCATTCTCTTATTTCACTTACCTTTAACGACTCCACACAAATACTTAAGAAGTGATTTAAATTCATCACCGTTATTGGCGTCTATTTCCTTCACCTCTATATCGTGTGGGTAATGTGAGATGCATTGCTGTTATCATAGCTGTGACGAGTCCGATTGAATACAATCCTGGTGCAATGGTATACTGCCACAGTTCGTTAAATGAATATCGTCTAGATGCAGCGAAAGATGGTTGTGGAACCAGTAACATCACCGACACCAATGCAGGCAGAATAAACTTCTTCATTATCCCTTACCTTTAACAAAAGAGCACAACATCTTCATCAATGCTTTGACTGCACTACCTTCAAGTTCTTCAAACATGTACATGTTCAATCTAAATGCATAGTTTGCCTCTGCAATTAAAGCATCGATCTTAGATTGATCTACACCCATTGAATCTAAGGTCGCTCTATAATTAACCTTAAATTCCGTTGCATCAGGTACTTCAGGAAATTCATAGAAGTTCAATCCTTTACCCACTGGTGGTTG